CCCTTGCCTGATGTCATTGCATTCATACCTTGCTGGTATTCGTTCTGTGCCATCTGCTGTTGTGCAGCCTGATCTGCCATAGCCTGAGACATATCATTAATACGATTACGCTCTGCTACGCTCATCATCTCCATCGGACGCGGGGCAAGACGTTGTGAACCGCCAAGCACATCATAGTTCTGTGCAGCATATTGGAACGCTGGACTCATGTTGGGGTTATCGGCATTACGAGCCGCCGCCATGTAGTAAGGAACCTGACCAGCGCCCTGTTGAGACTCAAACATACCCAATGCAGCTTGGCGCATCTCTGGCGTGATCTCTGGTTGTTGAGGCATGGTACGAGGGCCACCCTTACCGCCCATCGGACCACCTACAGGCTGTCCCTGACTTTTCAGGTAATCGTTATAACGCTTTAGGTTCTCGGCATACATGTCAGCATCTGCTGTGCCAGCACCTGCTGTGGCACCACCTAGTGAAGCTATCCCGGCCTGCATGGCTGAAGCACCGGAGTCATCATTATCCGTTGGGTGGGAATATGAAGTAACTTTATTTTCTACTGGTGGACCAGTAATACTGGCCTTTAACTTATCCATAAAGCTCTGCGGTGCAGCCGCTTTTGGCTGTGATGCTTTTTTTGCTGCTGCTGTCTTTTCTTTTGGTTTTATTGATTTTGTTGGTGCTGATAGACTTACGCCGTAATCTGGTTCTGGCATTACATAGTTCCTCCGTCTGCGGACTGTGGCATTGTAACGGTGATAGCCGTGTGCCGCTTAGTTGTATCAGTCCATGTCTCACCACAGTCTGGGCAGTTGCCATCAGGGTATGACGCTACTTCTTCTGGTGTGTCCACCAAGTTATCACAGTTGTGGCACTGTATAGTATCCACAGAGGTAGCAGGCTTCCAACGGCTACCGTCTGACATTGTAATGATTGTTGCGTCACTCATATTACTATCCTTAGTTCGCCAGTAGCGGTTTTATACACATCGTTTACAGACAATCCACCAGCTACAGCGGCAGCGTTATCGGCATATGCGGGTAAGTTTAACAGGTTTAAAGTATTAAATACAGCCGTTCCGGGGTTTTGTGCCTGAGCAAGATATACAGAGAAAGCTCGCACCACTTCTGACATGTACCGCTGATCGTAGGCTTGCGGTGCAATCGGGAAGTATGGGACTGGAGCTTCTCTTGTAGACATTACCTGCGCCCGTCCTGCCTAACATCCATGCGAGGAGAACCAAGACGCCAAGTCATACCTGTTTCATTAGAGGCTACACGCAAAGCCATTGATCGTCCGCGCAATCTTACGAAGGCCTGATTAGTAAACTGCTCCACAGGAACAGTAGCCGTCTTTGTTACTGTGCTATCATCTTCCTGTAGGTAATTACCGCCGGGAAAGTTCCTTGCCTTCATCGTAAACGTAACAGACGGAGAACCCGTAGTTGAGTCCCGAAACGTAACGTCTGGGATGATCCGACTTACAAACGAGAAGTTGTTACCGTCCCCAATATCAAACTGACTGGACTCAATATACGCGGATATTGCAGTTGGAGGGTTTTGGCTCCCATCATCAAACCCATTCTCATGCGTATAAAGATACCCGTCCAACCCTGCCGCAATAGGGTTTTGCTCAACACCACGGTCTATCCAAGCACCACGAGCTAAGGTGCCGTAATACCAGACGTTCTGTTGGTAGTTATAAACAACATATCGGTCTACATTAGCACTGCTGGCAGAGGGGTAATACCACCATACTTCAGAGAATGACGTATTAGATGCGGCAAATACTTTTTCAGATTGATTTTGATTAAAGTCAGAAAAGACGTAATCACGCACGGTGCAGGGTAACTTTTGAACTGCGCCGCCATAAGTATAGAACTCGTTATTACCCATCCAAAAGACGTTGTCTTCAATTGCTATCGCAGAGTTGGGACTTGCTATTGTCACGTTCTCTGAGATCATGTTGATCCCAAATGTAAACGGTGGGCCTAAGTACTGCATTACATGTAGAGATACGTCTGTGAATATCAATATTTGCTGACGGGTCTCAAGTGCCGTAACAATTCTTGACCCAGAGCCGATAAGCAAGTCTCCCGCAGTATTGGTTGTTGACGGAGTCCAGTCAGCGGCGTTTTCCTGATCGGAGAACCTTATCAACAAGGGGTCTTGTACTGCACTACCGAGTGGGTTCGCACCAAAAGCAATAACGTGCCTGTCAACATCAGAAACAATAACCTTAGCGGCAACTGTTGGAGTGTTGCTGGCCCCGGCAAGAGAACTTAATGGAACGGCTCTTGTAGTTAATGGAGATACTGCTGATGCGTCCCAATAGTAAATACCGCCGTTGTACACGTTTATTATCAGGTCTTCCCCGAAGTTATCGTGCGACCATAGACGCAATGTATCTGTTAAAGTATCAATAACCGCCGCAGAGTTCCAAGCACCACGCGACCAAGTTCCAGCACCCCAGCCATTGCCAAACACAGAAGTATCGAGGCCCGTGTTAATCTGATACGCGCCTACGACAGAGGAGCCACCATTCCCCGAATCAGAACTGTTTGCCGTAACGACAACCGGAGTATACACACCATCAACGGTAATATCAGCAACGCTGTTTACTTCTCTGGCAGTTATTGTGTAGTTGTTGCTATCCACGATAGAGTTAATCTTATACTCTTGGTTTAAGACATCCGCCGTGACTAACCCACCCAAAGAGACCGCACCGCTAAAGGTAACAAAATCTCCCACCACCGCACCGTGAGTTGTGTCGGTCACAGTAATTGTAGATGATCCATCCGATGCAGCAAAAGTTACATCCCCCGCAGAGGTCGTTTCTCTGATAGGAGTAATGTCGTAATAGCCCTGACCCTCTTCGATGTAGTACTTGTCGCTCGTGCCAACGCCTAGATAATTATTTAAAGCAATCGTTCTCCACGAATGCAATGCCCGACATGACCCAAGAAAAGACTTGATACCCAGCTTTGTCCATCCACCAATTTTCTCGGGATAACCCATGCGAAACCGCACTTTGTCCATATCGTACCAACCACCCTCGTTGCTATACGAGGTGGATTCTCTGTTGATACCGGGCTGGAACTGAAGTTTGGTTAACGGCATTGGGCATCCTTACGGTTTAGTAGGCCAGTCAGCCTCATCCAAGTGGGGCCAGTTAGCGTGGCTAGAGATGTCACGCAGTGCTTGACGATACGCTGTCTGTTCAGCCGTCATGTCTGGGGTGTCTGATAAAGCCCACCAGTCAGTTTCAGCGATAAGCCTGTCACGCCTCTCTCTTGATAATACAGACTGCCCTTCAACTCTTGCTGCTATCTCTTCACTAGAGGCATCACTAACAGACCAAACTTGCGTCCAAGCACCACCCACTTCTTGCGGCGTACCTTCAACCACGTTCTTAGTGTGATCGTAAGTAGGCTGGTCAGTGGGAGAAAGCGGAAAAACATTATACGAAGCAAGTGTTTCTTCAGATATGGCTCTGGGGAAAGAGGTATTAGGATTATCACGGCGTAATTGCCCGATTGTGTATATCTCGGGGGAACCGTTTGTAATTTTAACGTACATTTTATCTACTCCATTTTGCTCTGGTCTGCTTCCAGATTTTCTATCTGCGGGGTGTTAGTCAAAGATGTTCTGTCGAGTATATCAAAACCACGGCTGTTTGCAAAGTCGCCGGGGCAGTGCGCCCATTTATCTGCGCAAGCCTCTAGCCATTGCACCGTGTGGTGATGTTCAGGAGCCTTGCCTTGGTCAATTAATTCGTTTTCCCAGTTGAGATACGACATAACTTCAAGCTGCGCCTGCGCTGCGTTAATACCAAGATCGAATAAATAAATCATATTGCCTTCATCAATGACACCACCACGAGGACGGGCGCTGTTGAGCGCCTGCTTCATGCACGTCATGATGTGATATTTCACTTCTTCCAGTTCGTAGTCAGCCTCAGTCAACTCGTCCTTGCCGATCTTCTTCATCAGGTTTTCATACTGATTAGTAAAGAAGTTGAGCTTGCGGACAGCGCCTTCGACGTAGCCACGGGAGCCTGCGGCTTGCGCCTGCTTCTCAGTGATCTTAATCTCCAACATCTCGCGCTCAAGATTCTTGAGCTTGACCTCTTCCTTCTTCATACGGAAGTAGCCATCTTGCAGAGCAGACTTGGTCTTCTCAATCTCAGCAAGGCTGTGCTTCACAGAGCGGATCGGCGTGATTGCCGTAACGTCAAGCGTCACGCTCATCATCTGAGAGTGCGACTTGTAGAAGTTGCTAGACGCCTGTGCAATGGCAGGGGCCTTCTCAGCAATGTTAGCCAGCATAGACTTGTATTCCGGCTTCGCGCTTGGAAGCTGGATGTTTAAGTCTTGCGTGACCAGATGCGTCTCTTGTTGTGTATCTTTAGGCATGTTTTCTCCCTTATAAACCGCCGTGAACATTGGAACATCCGCCTAATCCTATACCCCACATTGTAGTAAGATCGCCAAAGGAGGTTGCGTTCCCTGTAGTTGGGATTGTAATGTAGTCTAATTGTGCAACAGCAACAACACTCGAACTATTCTCACGAGAGAAAACACCTGTCGTTGATGACGCTGGATCACTACCGTTGCCGTACAACTTTGTCTGTGTGAGATCCCCAAAGTCCGTGGCATTGCCTGTCGAAGCAATAGTAATGTAATTTAATATATTACTCGCCCCAGAGGGGGGATTTACTCCATCGTTAGACAGTGAATAAACACCGCGAGTGCTATTAGATAGCCCGTTACTACCGCTGGATGCCGATGTACTATCTCCAAAGTCTATTGCGTTACCCGTCGAGGCGATAGTAATATAGTCTAGTATATTTACTCGTGAAGTATAGTCTCCATTAATGCAAATACCTCTAGTGGTTGAGGCGAGTGTGCCTGTATCTTTACGAGATAGCGTCTGGTCTCCGAAGTCTGTCGAATTTCCAGTAGTCGCAATAGTTACATATTCTATTGTGTCATCGAAATTCGCCACGGGATACACACATCCCCTTGTGGAATTAGACAAGCATGAATGTATGTATTGAGCGGCTGACGTACTCGTAGTTAAATCGCCAAAATCTACAGCAGTGCCGCCAACCAGCGGATTAATATATTCAATATTATTAACAGATGTGCCACTGCTGTTTTGACCAGCAACAAATAACGCCCTAGTTGCATTCGACAACGCACCAGCGCAGCGCCTAGGTGCGGTTAAATCGCCATAATCAACACCGTTTCCAGTAGTTGTTATTACAATTTTTTCATAATCAGCAATGTAAGGGAAGCCGCTTGCTGGGCTTCTGCCGCCAATAAACAAGCCAATAGGTGCCGGACCACCAGCAGCCGCCATCGCAAGCTTTTTCCAAACGCTCATATCAATTCACCCCAAATTACTTGCAGCCAAAAAGCCGTACCACGTTGTTCCACCATCATGCGTGTAAAACACAAATTGATCTACTGCGCTTGATATATTTGTCAGCAATGGCGTATCCCCGTTAGGCCAGTCCACTGCGGCAGGCCATGTGACCGTATAGCCACTAGCACTTGCATCTTGCACGATCTTTAAAGTGAAGCCAGATGCCTTGCCTGATGCCGCAGGGTTGCTAAACGTGAACGTAGTGTTCTCTGTTAGAGTATGACTAAACACCGTGCCGTCACGAGAATTTACCGTTGTGGCGTTACTCGACGATGTAACCGCCGTGAACTCTTCAGAGATGCCGTTGTCAAACGTAACAACGCCATTTGCATCCGCAGTGACCACCTTGCTGGCCTCAGACGTGCCGAGCGTTGTGATGTCGTTGTAGTTCAGCTCGGCAGTGGTAGCCGTCACTCCGTCGAGTATGTTTAACTCAGCGGTCGTAGAAGTGACACCGTCGAGGATGTTTAGCTCGGCAGTCGTCGCCGTTACCCCGTCGAGGACATTGATTTCCGCTGCCGTAGCGGTAAGGCCCAAGTTGGTCAGAGCCGTTGCAGCACTTGCCAAGTCAGAAAGGTTGTTGGCAGAGGTAAGAAAACCAGACAAATCAGCAGTAAGGCTGATAACAGCAGCACCTGATCCGGCACCATCGCAGTAAATAATGTCTGTTGCTCCGTTAGCAACGGTCACATTAGAACCCGACCCCTGACTGATTATAACGCTCTGACCAGAGTTGTTGACAATAAAGTACTGCTTGCTCTGGTCGTTCGGAGTGACCGTAACCGTGTTTGTTCCGCTTGGAGAACCACCAAACACCAGCACCTTGTATTGGCCCTCGGACAACGCACCGTCAGAAGTGGACAGCGTATGCGTAGTACCTGAAAGCGTGATCGAACCAACACCGCTGGTCAGACGATCAACGATCTGCAGGTTTGTATTGGTCGTGTCACCCCATGTGCCGGATTGTTCGCCGTCAGCTATGAGCTCGATACCAGTGTTTACAGTGTATGTACTAGCCATGTCCGTTCCTTATGCCGCTATCTCGGTCCAAACAGTGCCGGGATCAGGGACGATGTTGCCCCAAACTAACACACGACGCACCTCTCCGCTACCCTCAACTCCAGTTGGGAAGACTCTGGCATTACCCGTGACCGAGGCAATTGAGCCAACCGCAGAAGTAGCTGACACACCTGTGACAGGTACGTCAATGCCTTGGCCTTCGTTAACTGTGACCGAACCAACCGCAGAAGTAGCTTCGAGACCTGTCGTTGGGACAATCGCACCAGCCTCAGCTTCCGCCGTGCCTACAGACGCCGTGGCCTCAAGGCCTGTTACAGTTACGTTAGAG